TGATCCAACTTCCACTGGCGACATTGATTACAGTGCTGGATTAGCTGGCGACGACACTGGCGCTGGAGTAAATACCGAACCACAATTAATAGCACAGGATGATGCATAATGGCAGAAAACGTACAACGCAGTAAAGGTCGGCCCGAAGGATATAAATTTGACCGAGGCGGCCAACCTGCGGAAATGGGCCCATATATTGGCATTGTGGTTAACAATGTTGATAATACCCGCAGCGGCCGATTACAAGTTTATATTGAAGAATTTGGAGCAACTACAAAAACTGGTGCACCAAATCTTAAAGATCAAAGTTTATGGCGCACAGTAAGTTATTGCCCGCCATTTTATGGAGCCACACCACAGACAGGAACTAGTGCAGGCGCAGGAAAATATCCAGGCAACACAAACAGTTACGGCATGTGGTTTACTCCTCCGGACATTGGAGTCAGTGTTCTTTGTTTCTTTGTTGGCGGCGATCCTAAACAAGGATATTATGTTGGGTGTATTCCAAACCAAGGCTCCAACCAGATGATTCCAGCCATTGGCGCTGTGAAAAATTATCAACCACAAAATAACAGTCAGGAAACTTATTTTGCTGGAGCAACACAATTACCTGTAACAGAAATTAATACTAAAAATGCTGCCATTGAAAGTAATCCTAAATTTTTTGATCAGCCTAAACCAGTACAAAGTTATGTAGCAGGTGTATTATTTCAACAGGGTCTCGCCCTTGATACTATAAGAGGAAGTATAGCAAGTTCGAGCCAGCGTGAAAGTCCTAGTAATTGTTATGGCATCAGTACGCCAGGTCGTGCAATTTATCAAGGCGGATTAACAGATGAAACTGCACAACAACAACTTGAGTCTGACTCAGTAAAACTATCAGAAATTAACATAATTGGTCGTCGTGGTGGTCATACCCTAGTTATGGACGACGGCGATCTATCTGGCAAAGACAATTTGGTTAGAATACGTACATCCAAAGGCCATCAAATTACCATGAGTGATGATGGCGACTGCTTTTACATTTGCCATGCCAACGGTCAAGCATGGATTGAGCTAGGACAAGAAGGCACCCTGGATGTGTACACTACCAACAGCGTGAACATACGCACACAAGGCACTATGAATCTACATGCTGACGAAGACATCAACATGTTTGCCGGCGGAAAAATCAACATGAAAAGTACCAAAGGTACAACCATGCAAAGCGACACAGACATGACTGTATCAAACAAAGGACAGTTAACCTTGTTTAGCCAGGCCGGTATAGGATTAAAAACTCCAGGAACGTTGGCCATGACCAGTCAGCTAGGTAGTTGGGCCTCAAGCTCTACATTGAGTTTTAATGGTAATAAATTAAATCTCAACGGTGGTCCTAAAACAGAAGTAGAAACTCCTGCAGGGTTGACCAAATATCTGTTGCCCAAAGTAGAGTTTAATGCCAGTGCCGGATGGGTCGCACAGCCTACTGGCTTAGAAAGTATAGTAACTCGTGCGCCCACACACGAACCTTACCCTTATCATAATCAAGGTGTGAGTGTGTCAGTTAAACTAGCAGGACCCGCGCCTAGCCCACCGCCAGCGGCACCTCCAGTGCCAAAAGGTGTAACTATCACGGCCACGGCACCCAGCGTTCCTAGCCTGCCCTCTGGCTTGCCCAGTATCCCTGGCTTGCCAACTAGTCTGCCCAACATACCAGGTGTACCCAGCTTGTCTAGCCTACCTGGAGCGGGTGCCATCACTGGTGCACTGCCCAACATACCTGGAGCGGGTGCCATCACTGGTGCATTGCCGTCAGGGTTAGGTATTACTCCTAGTGGTTTGACGCCAGGTGCAGGCGCTACTGGAACAGTTAACTTGGCTGAACAACGAGCTCTAATCAATGATATGACCGCCAAACAGAACGAATATGAAAAGGCTGTAGCAGAGTTTGGTCGATTGGATCCACGAACCGACGCTGCTTTAGCGGCCTACAATGAGGCTCGGCTTGCATTAGATAGGACTATAGGAAGAGCATGAGCCAATTCAAATATACTTTGCCATCTGGTGCAACTTTTACCATGCAGGCCCCTGCTGGCACTACACAGGATCAAGCCGACTATACATTTTATAGTCAAGTAGCCGCGGGTGCTTTAGTAGGATTTGAGCCAGGGCAAAGTATCAGTGGAACCACGTCCTCAGTGGCTAAGTTTGATCTTAGCCGGTTAGATCGAGGCACTGCTGGAGTTGACGACCTTGTAATCTTGTCCATCATCAACGGCCTGCCCACGGTTGCTAGCATTCCGTCTTTGATTGATACACCGTTAACCAATCCTGTAACACAAGCCAACATAGCAGCCATTGCTGGCACAGGATTTACTGCCCCAGCCATAGGATCTTTAACTAGCAATCAAACACAAGCACTCATGGCTCAAGTGGCCAATAATGTAAATCAGGCACCGACCGTTGCTACTAACGAAACTGGAGTTGGCCAATATGGATTTAGTTGCCAACAATTAGAAATAGCCGGCTATGTCAAACCTGGTACTTGGCAACAATTTATACAAAACGGCCCTGGCACATTGACAAGTGTGCTTAATGCTCCAGCTATTTGGACTGGGCTAAATGGAATTTTTTCTCTTACTGATTTTTTAAATAGTACATCTGCGCAAAACGATGCCCAAGCAAGGTTAATGCAAAACGGATATAATAGTTTACAAGCTGCCGGTGTGATTAAAACCCCAGCGGCTCAATCTGTATCAGCGGTAGTAGGCACTGTTTACACCGGGGAGAACAATCCAGCATTAACCAACGCAACAACAACAATAACCAACAGTGTAAACGGTCAAATAGCAGCATTGGTTACAAATTCCAGCCAATACGGAACAGAACTTACAGCACAATGGGCCAACGACTTACCTCCTGTGACTAATGTTACTTCTAATCTAGTTAGCATACAAGGTCGGTCGCCAACTGTGACCGGATTAGCAACTGCCTTCTCGCGAGGGTTAGGCTCACTTGCATCTGGCATAACTCCTAACTTAGCATCGGTAAAAACTGCCATGGATGCCTTGGGCAAAGCTAGTCAGTTCGCTGCCTCAGCATCTAGCACATTAACTGGCGGATTAAACAAATTATCTAATCTTAGTGTTGGTGATCTAACGTCTAAATTACCCAATGTCTCGGCATTAGCTGGACAACTACAAGGACAGGCCACAGCATTGGCTGGACAACTACAAGGACAGGCCACAGCCCTACTTGGCCAAGCTCAAGGACAATTTAATTCGTTGATTGCTCAAGGCGACAGTCTTGTATCAAACGTGCAAAAGGCCGCAGGATTTGCCAACACAGTAAATCGTGCCAGTGTTGATACAGCATTTACAAAAATACTTGGCAGTAAAAAAATATCTGTTCCTAGCTTTGGCGCAGATTTACCCAACTCGGCTAGTGTCAATGCAGCACTTGACATTAGCAAAGCCCAAAACATGTTGCAAGGATTACAAGGCCAAGCTACAGGGCTAGCAAATCAAGCACAAGGACTAGCAAATCAAGCACAAGGACTAGTAAATCAAGCACAAAGTCAAGCCGGCACTTTATTGGCTACAGCAAGATCCTCAGTCAATCAAATAGGTTAAATACACCATGCCTACATTTATCGGATTCAATACTATAGGTCAAAATAAAAAATTCACAGCCGTGGACTTTGATCTTATTAAAATTGACCTACTCAATGCCTTTAATATACAGCAAGGTGAGCTGGTAGGTCGTCCTGGATATGGCACAGTGATCTGGAACTACTTGTTTGAAAATCAAACACCGGAAACACAGACGGCCATCTACACAGAAATACAACGTGTATGTGCCGGCGATCCTAGAGTGTTTATCAGCGGTATACAGGTATTTCCACAACAAAATGGTATGTTAATACAACTAGGATTGGCAGTGGTGCCCAGTACTACAGCACAACAATTAAGCCTGTTTTTTGACCAACAACAACGCACAGCCACTTACGTTTAACTACCCAGTTTATTAACAAGCTAAATATTAGAACTGGAAATATATATGGCTACAACCTCTAGACAAACTGTGATATTTGGTGTTGAAGATTGGAAAAGAATCTATCAAACCTACCGCGAAGCCGACTTCCAAAGCTATGATTTTGAAACCCTACGTAAGAGTTTTGTAGACTATTTGCGCCTGTATTATCCAGAAACATTTAACGATTATATCGAATCAAGTGAGTTTATTGCCTTGTTGGATGTCATGGCATTCATGGGTCAAAGTTTAGCATTCCGCACAGATTTAAACACCAGAGAAAACTATCTAGACACCGCAGAACGCAGAGACAGTGTTGTTAAACTTGCAAATTTAGTCAGTTATACAGCCAAACGTAATACAGAAGCATCGGGTTATCTTAAAGTATTTTCTGTTAGTACCACAGAAAACCTCACCGACTACAACGGCATTAACCTA